TTCATCGCGGCTGATGCGCCTCGCATCACACCGCTCCCGAGGCTTCCAATCGCCCTTCCGACTGTACCAAACGCTTTTCCGAGCCTGGATATCGCACCTTCCAGGGTCTTGGAGACACCCGCAAGGACTCGGAAGGTGGTCTGCACCTGAGTTGCACGGGTTCTCGCCTGTGCAAGCTGTGTCTGTGCCGCGGCAGTCTGCTGAGTTGCCGCTGCCCGTGCCGCTGCGGTCTGCTGAGTTGCCGCTGCTCTGGCCGCCGATTCCTGTTCAGTTGCAGCCGCCCTGGCCGCTGCCGTCTGTTCCGTTGCCGCTGCCCTGGCTGCCGCAGTCGTTTCGGTCGCTGCCGCCCTGGCATCTGCGACCCTCTGCTGGTTGATCGTCTGCTGTTCGATTGCCGCGGTACGCGCCGCCGCCGTCTGCTGTGTAGCTTCCGCTCTGGCAATCGCCGTTCTTTCCGTGGCTGCCGCCCGTGCCGCTGCGGTCTGTTCCGTGGCCGCTGCCTTCGCCGCTGCAACCTGTTCCGCTGCCGCTGCTTTTGCTGCCGCCGTCTGCTCCGTAGCCGCCGCTTTCGCTTCGGCTATGGTCTGCTGATTAACCGTCTGCTGCTGAACCTGTGCCGTCTTTGCCGCCTGCGTCTGAACACGTTCTTCCGCAAGCTGGAGCTGCATGGCCTGTTTCTGCTGCTGGGTCGCTTCTTTGGCGGCTTTCGCCTGGGCTTTCGCCTGTTCTTCCGCACTGATTCTCTGGAGCGCACTGCTTCCAGCTTGTGCCAGGTCGTTGTAAGCATCCCTTGCAAGCCGGATCGATGCAGAAAGCTGTACAAACTCATCCGTATCGGCCGCCGGCATGTTGCTTACAACCGAGTTAACCATTGTTTCAAGATTCTTTAATTCATTTTCAGCAGCCGCAATTTGAGAATTGTACTTTTCATTCACATCAACTCTGCGCGGACTACTTGCAGAAAGGTTTTGCAGTTGTGCATCTCTTTCCTGCTTCAGCGATGCCAGTTTTGCTCTGGCTTCCTCAATATCTTTGGTGAATGAACTGAATCTTTCGTCCTGGATGTTGGTCTGGCCTAACTGCTCCATTTCTTTTATGATCAGTTCAAGCTGAGACCTTGTTTCCTTGAATTTGTTGGCAACCGAATCAATCTGCGTCTGCGTTTTGGCCAGGCTCATCATACTCTCGTATTTCGACATATCTGTCAGTAATGAAGTAACCCTGGTACGCAGTTCGGTGATATATTTGGTAAACGTTGCGGGCGTTACATTCGCGCCAATATCCTCAAATACTTTGCTGAACGAATCGGTTACATCCCTGCCGGCCTGTTCGCTGATGTTGGTAACCGATGCAATTGCCTGTTTGAGTTTTTCAGATCCTTTATCAAACCCTTCCGTGTCAAGAGCCGTATCAAACGTCAGCGTCGTATCAGTATTGTCATCTGGAAGCAGTTCGAAAGCCTCTTTTGGCGGTTTTGGAGGGGGAGGCGTCTGTGGCGGCGGAGAAGGTGGTGGAGGTTCCGGCGGCTGTTGTGCCGGTGGTGTAACCGGCTTCTGCGATTGTGCTTCCCTGATCTTTTCAGCCAGCTCGTTATAAGCCGCTGTGACCGCATTAATTGTCGGTTTCAGCTGCTGAAACTGCTGGCTTTGTTCGCCTATAAAAGCACCGCCACTTTGCTCCAATGCATCCTGCTGGTGGCGTAAAGAGGTGAGCTGCTGGCCAACCGAATCCATTGTCGCTTTATACTGAGCAAGCGCGCTGGTATCCGCATCCGTTAAATCAGGCTTGCTTTCAATCGATTCAGCATTCCGTTTGGCTTCATGATACAGGCTGTTGAGCTCATGAAATTGCTTCATGAGATCCAGTAAATCATTGCTGACAACATTCGTATCGCCAAGGCTTTTCATATCATCTATAAGCGAGATGATATGAGACCGTACCTCTTCGGTCTTTGCCGACAGATCTGTCATCTGTTCCGGTGCTTGAATATTGCTGAGCTCGGCTGTGTACTGGGATATCTCGTTTGCTGCAGTCTCTGCCTTGCTCCGGATGTCCTTTATGGATCGGTCAAACGCATCCGTGCTGATTTGCCCGTTTCCACTGAGTGCATTACTGAAAGAGTTCTGGATCTCCCCACCGGCAGCCGTCACTCTGTCCATCAGTCTGTCTACTGCCTGTTTGAGCTTATCAGATCCTTTGTCAAAACCCGTGGTGTCCAGCGAGGTATCAAATATCAGTCTTCCATCGGACACACGGCATCACCCCTTTCACTCTTCTTCAGGCAGGCTGTCAAACAAATCCTTGATTTTCTCCTCAACGGATATATGTTCCGCAGGCAGGGCACAGAGTTCACGATTGTTCCGCTCAAATTCCCGTTCCCACTTTTCGAGCTTCTTCCCTTTCGCCCGCTTTTGGCGGATCGTCAGGACCGTTCCAAACAGGCTTTCCGGATTCACATTCTGGAAGTATCCGATAAACGTCCACCAGTGCATGTATGGAACGAGACGCACCTCTGTTCCGGCAACGGCGTTGATCGCCGGGAAGATGATCTGCTCATCCTTCTCCCAGTCAATGAACTTCCGCTTCTTCCCATCATCTGCATCCGACATGAAGTTGATAAACTTTACGGCTTTTACGTAAGCTTCCTGGATAGCATCCTGCGGGATCTCCTCAAAGTTGTCGTACAGACGTTTGAGGCAGATATATCCCTTTTCGGAAGGATCCAGTTCCTCATCATTGAACGCTGACAAAATCGCAAGAACGTTCCTGAAATCCGAATCAATCGGGTATTCTTTTCCGTCCACCTCAAGCCGGGTGGGCAGTTCCCCTAACATGTCAGGCTCTCCCGATTACTTCTTTTTCATGTATTTCTCCATCCGGGCTTCGGTCTTCTTTCCCTCTTCCTGGACGGATTCCACGATCTCGTCAATCAGTGCGTCAATGACGCGGGTAACAAAGAATTCCCCGTTCATCGGGCTGAACATGGACCGCTTTTCAAAGATCTGCATGATCTCGCTGGTATCAAAGACTCTCCCAAGCGCCTCTGCCATCTTCGTTTCCGCTGTCTTAATCAGGTTGTATGCCGCAAGGTTATCGGATGTTCCGTCATTTTTGATATCGACATTTTCAAGACCGGCAACGATTTCCGGCATCTCCTTCTGGAGTTCCTGTAATCTTCCGACGATTGACATGTCGCTTGTCCGGATATGAACCTTGCAGATGTCCTGCCCATACTTGTTGACGATGCTGAACTCCTTTGTGCCGTCATCGATCTCGATGATCTTTGGTTTCCTGTTTTCAGTCATTTTTCATTCTCCTTCTAACAAGAAAGGCTACCCATTGCTGAGTAGCCTTTCTGACATCAGTTTCCTTCCTGGATGTCCGTGACAGTTGCTTCGTTGGTCTCGATGTTGTACGTGATGTTCTTGGTCGTGGTCGGACCGAAGGGACCGATCTCAACCGGGATGTTCGCACCGCTGGTGTCACCGCCGATGGACTGCGGGATGAACCACGCACGCCGAATGCGGATTTTGCCCTTCATGATGCCCTTCTTGCTGTTCTTGATGGTGAACTCCGCCTCGCCGTAATAGCCGACACAGTCATCCTCACCGTACAGCTCCTTCATGGCGATGTCCTTGATCCACGGACCCAGCTTCCGGGAAGGATCCACGTAATACGGATCCACGGAGGCGTTCGGCTCATAGCCGGAGTGCGTGAAAACGGACTCACCAAGGACGTTCTTGGATGTTTCGGTGTCCGGGTTCATCTCTTTGGACAGGTCATCGTTGTCCTTGCCGAGCGCCTCCCAGCCGGATGCGGGTGCCGTATAGTTGACGACAATAGCATCATTCTCAGCCGGTTCTCCCGTGACGGTGATACCGTAGTCATCCATCACCGCTTCAACATCCTTGTATGTCCACTTGCTTCCATCGTAGAAGAAGGTGTACTCACCCGAAAGCTTCCCGACTTTCGTTCCGAACGTTGCTGCAACAACTACTACCTTGGTAATGGTTGTGCTGTCCGTCTCGACAGACGCTGCTTCAGCGATGTCCGTGCCGAACCGGGAACCGAAAAACATAATTCGATTTCTATCCCATTTTGCCATCTGGCATTCCTCCTTTTTGTCTGTTACTCAACCTTGTACTCAATCGCTATCGGGATCTGATAAAGCGCATTATCCGTGCCGACTTCGGCCAGCTGCACCGTCAACGTCGCAGTGATTGACCGCACCTCGCCCTCATCGACCTTCGGAAAGTTCCGTTTTCGGTTCTGTTCGTTAACCCAGTTCACAATGTCCTGATACAGACCTTCGGTCGCTATATTCTGCTCAATGTCAGATCCATACGCATTTCGAGACATAAACAGGTAGTTCTGTACCTGTATGTCAAGTGGTATCCGCTCTCCAAGCACATTTTCTCTGTACTGGATCGTGGATGGGCTTGCCATGATCGAATACTCGGTCGGCTTCTCCGCAATGTAGTCAACCCGCATGCGGTTTTTCTTCTCCAGCACCGGGCATGCCCTGAACCACTCTCTCAGGTGCTGGATATTATTTATCAATGGCATTTTTTGCCTCCAGCAGAATGTCCCGTGAATGATCCGCTTTCATCCGTTCGAACCAATACCCGCCAGCCAGCGGGTTGATGCTCCGGTTAAACCCGTACTGTGGGTTGTAATACATTTTTCTGGCATACGGCGTGTCGTACACCAGCATGCCGGATCCGATCTGGGAGGCGGCGTACGGGCTGTTCGCCAGCCGTCCGGTTTTGTACGGCGTGTACATTCTGCACCAGCCGATGGAGGCACGGTCGATGGCCGTCTGTACCTGACCGCCTTTTCCAAGACCACATGCACGCTGGAGATCTTCGTCTTCATACCATTCGAATTTTGCCCGAATCGCCCCGGCCATCCCACATCACGCTCCCTGTATATGAAAATGCGGTGCATTCGGTGCGCGCCGGTTGTCCGTTACGCCCAGAATGGTGGCGCACCTGAAATGCTGTTCATTCAGGAGTGTCGGAGTCATCCCCTCTGTTTCAGCTTCGCCCTTCACAATGATATCTCCTGCACGCAGCGTAAACGTGTCCCCGTGATTGTCCGCTTCGGCGTACGACATGGGATCCACATAGCTTTTCTCCTCCGTGTCCGCATCCAGTGGGATTCGGATCGTGTAGGTTTCGGCGGCTCTGAGGCCACTGCCCGTCATCGCCACTACGTACTTGTCATACCACGATACGCCTCTGATCACTGTACCAAACCAGTAATCCTTGTCGGCATCGGGATCATGCCACGCGTTGTACAGGGTGATCGTTTCGTTGCAGAGCTTCATGACGACGCCACCCCCTGGTACATCAGGTGCTCGCCTTTGTCATCAACCTCATACATCAGTGTCGAACGAATCGTATTATCGATCTGCCTGCTCACCGTACTGTAGGAGAACGTATCCCCGTAACTTTCGGAGTAGCCATCCGTTGAAAAGGACTGTGCTTTTGGATTCTGAATCTGAGCCTGGACTCCAACCCCTTCTTCAATGCCAAGGATGAGCATCATGCACATCTTGACACACTCAGGGACTTCAGCCATCGCTTTTACACGCCCCATCGTCAGATAATCAATCCGTTTCCGGCACTTGAACTCAAGCGGAAGAAACTGCACTTCACCGCATTTTCCTCCGCGCATCACGTACTCATCGTATGTGAGGTACTGCGTATTGGGCAAAATGCATCCCCCCGTTCGATGATTACTCCGCCTTTTTGCTGCGTGAACGCTTTTCCTTCGTGTCAGATGACACCTGCACGTTCACGTTGACAGTCGGCGCATTGCCGTCCTCGCACCCTTCATTTGCCTCATCCTTATCGGTGTTTTCCGCATCCGCCTCAGGATTTTTCTCCGTCTCAGGATTTTTCTCCGCTTCAGGCTTTTCCCCTGCCGAATCCGGCAGCTTTCCTTCGACGAGTTCTGCTCTTCCGGTATGTACGAGTTCAACGAAGATTTTCTCGCTGTCCAGATACTCCCCCGCGTTAATCACACGGTCAATCATCGGGACAGGCTTCAACAGCTTAACTATCATTTTTATTCCTTTCTCTTCTTACATAAACTCAGGCCCCGTATGAGGCTCATACAGGGCCGTTATCATTTCGTATATCACTCTCCGCTGGGGGTCAGAACCGAGAACGGATAGTAGTTCACACCGTTGATGGCATTCGCCGGACGCGGGAGAGCCCATCCGAGACGGACAACCGCACGCAGCGCAACGCAGTCCTGCTGTGCCAGGTTCAGGACGACCTTGCCGTTGGCATCGGTGATGGTAGCCTGATCCAGAATCTTGAAGGTGATGTCCTGACGGATCGCATACCGCGCGTAGGCGAAATCACCTGCCAGGAGCAGCGCCGCCGTCTGATCCCACGCACCGTTGTTGGGGAAGGTGAGGCGCTGTCCTTCCAGCTCGTACATCATCCGTCCGTTCACATCGTTGCTGTAAGACTGACGGAAAATCGGCTGGTTGTTGGTATCAACGGCACCGCGCAGCTTCGCACGCAGAGACAGGGCACCGACAAAGCCGGTAACATCCAGACCGGATTCCTCCAGCTTGGCCACGACACCGTTCTCGCCCAGGATCTCCTGATACAGGTCATATCCCGTGGCGTTGACACGATGCTTCACAACGTTTCCGGCAGCAATGGCACCGGGAACGAGTCCATCCGGCCAGCTGGAGGGCTTGTTGATGCCGAAGAACGCCGCCTGGTCGATGGTCTTGCCAATCGCCTCAACGATCCGCGGACGGGCTTCTGCCCAGATGTCATAGGAAGAGTCATCCAGGACCGCTTCGGGAATCGGCACGATGGTGGCAATCTCCTCTGCCGTGATGTACACGGAATCCCAGGTGAGATCGCTGGTGGGCTTCAGGCCAATGTCAGCCGCCACGAATCCGGCGGTTGCCAGACCGGTCATAACCGGAATCTTGGTCTGCTTCGCAATCATGGGAGGCATCTGGGTTGCCAGCTGAAGGAAAAGAGACTGAGTAGGGATGCTCTGAATGATCTCGTCCGCCACTTCCTGCGGAATCAGAGCCTCCGCTTTGTTTCTAGTGATCATAGGCATATGTTTACACTCTCCTTTTTCGTGTAGTACTGTTCCAATCCAAAAGGCTTCTTATGTCACCATCGCCCGGCTGAAAAATGACCTCGCAAAAAGACCGGGTTTGGCAGAAGCCGCCCGTGCAGAAAGAGAGACACGAGCCACGCCTATAGCGTTCGAGAGCCTTTGCTCGTCTGTGCCGAACATCGGCTCACCTGCGTACAGATTTTTATCTGCCGGCAGCGCTGCGAATGAGATTGTTGACAAGGACGTTCGGAGGAACTGAACCGCCCTGCGGATCGTTATGGGGATCCACGCCGCCTGCGCTTCCGCCATCACTCTCAAACAGGTACGCATCCGTTTCCTTCAGCGCATCGATCTGCTCTTTCAGACCGTAGATGACTCCGTCCTTCTCGGTAATCTTGCTGGTGTCGATCATCTTCATGACCAGATCCGCATTCTTTGCCTTGTTGGAGCGAACCGCATCCTTGATCGTGTAATCCATGCGCTGTTTCGCCATGGCGGCATCCTTCCGGGCGATATCCTTCTGGAGCTGTGCGATCTGCCCCTTCAGGGTTTCATTGCCCTCTGCCGCTTTCTGGAGCTGCGCAATCTGTCCTTTCAGCGCCTCGTTTCCTTCCGCTGCCTTCTGGAGCTGTGCAATCTGTTCCTTCAGGGTCTCGTTGCCTTCGGCCACCTTCTGAAGCTCCTCAAGCCGGGTCTTGAGCTCATCAATCTGCCCCTTGTATCCCTTGCTCGTGCTCCGCTCCTCATCCAGCTTTGCTTTCGGAATGTACGACCCGTCTGTAGCATTCACCAGCGTGATGCCCTGCGCACCGCTCATCTTCTCCTCGAACTGCGAAAACAGCTCATCGCCAAGTACCGGTTTCAAAAAATCATACGTGTTAGCCATTTCTGTTCCTTTCTCCCGCTTTGAGTTTTTATGCTGGCTCTCTCCAGCCCGGCGGTTCTGCGATAGCCTCGCAGACAGGCAATTTTTATAAAAAGGAGCTTTCGCTCCGTTTTACCGTGAATAGTCTCGCTTTTACGAGATATTTGGATAAAATTAAACGCCGTACATATGTACAAGCCTGTTCAGTCCTGGAAGAATTCATCTTCCATCGACTCCGTTTTCCTTTTTCGTTTGGGAAGATCCTTCAGCCGGTTCTGCTGGAAGGATTTTACGGGAATGATGAGATCCGATTCGCACTCCTCCGGGATCTTCCCGTAAAAGTAGACCTTTATCGGATCCAGCTCACGCAGCATATCGTGGTATCCCTTGATGAAATTGTTCAGAACCTCTTTGCTCTGATAGTTTCCGACAGATGACACCGCAACAATGCTTTGTTTCGGGTATCCTGTCCAGACGTAATCATAGCTGTCCTCGTCCGACCACATCGCCGTTGGAACAACGTTGATCCCGTTTTGCTGCCAGAACACCCCAAGCCAGGAGTTGCGATACACATTCCAGATCCGCATGGCTGTCGGGAAATCCGTATACACGGAAAAATCAGGGGAGCAGACCGCTCCGAATCCCTTCAGCACCTCCATGTACCTTACCGGATGCTGCCAGATGCGATAGAACTGATAATCATCCACCCAGAAGTGAACCCCGGTGCGTTTCCGTTTTTCAGGCGGACAGGACATGGCGTAGTTGAATCCGACCCACTCATCCACGTCCACCTCTTTGCACGGTCTCATCCGTGGAATCTCGTACCGCCCGTACCCGTAGTACCTGGCGATGTTGACGTTCTCCCAGTTCTGCAGCGCACGATAGGTCGGTTTCTCCCGCCTGCTCATCCAATCCGCACACCGTTCTTCGTTTTCGGCACTTTCCCGGCCTTCACCATTTCCTTGTACGCATCCGACTGATGCAGAATCGAGTACAGCTGATCCAGATCATTGTTTTGAGTGGTCTTGCTGGTTGTCTTTGTTGCTTTCTTTGCTGCTTCCTTACTCATTTCTCTTTCTCCTGTCTTTTTTATGTGAGCCGATTCTTCAGCTCTCTCCAGATCTCACGTGAAAGCGGCTTTGCCCTCTCACCGTTAGCCCGATAATCTGAAACTGCCTCTGCCACTGTCTCAGATGCATCATGCATGGCGTAACTGGAGATGTCGGAGATCGGCTTCCCGGATTCTTTTCCTGAACTGCTGGGGAGTCGGCTCATGGCACTGGCCACGATATCTTTTCCGACCGTATGTGAAAGCCACGCAACCTCTTTTAAACGCTCTCCATAGGTTTTTTTGATAATCGCAAGTTCAAGCATATGTCCGAGTTCATGAGAGACCGCATTCACGGCGCTTGTGCCTTCAGGATGCAGTCCTGATTTCACATTTCTTTTAAACATTGCATCTGCTTTTTTGAGCGACTGCATTGATTCAATATTGAACGACACATTTCCGGAAGAGCTGGCCGCCCCAAACACGCCTTTGCGATTAATATTATCGCCGAATCTCGTGATGGCACTTCTCAATATCGGGAACTCATCCAACATTTCTGAAGCTTCCTGAATATAGGCCTTGGCCGCATCCAGATCATACCGGTTAAAATCATCCGACACATCAACGAAATAATTCTTACCCATGAAATCTTTAAGTTCATCTACGGTCTGTGCCCCTTCGATTTCAGCGTTCCGCCGTTCCCGCAGCCGTTCCTGCTGTTCCCGCTCTTCCTGTTCTTCCTCTTCAACCCATTTTGCGAAGAGATCTTCCGTACTGCCTGCCGCACGATTTGATACACCGCTGTCACGGTTTTTAGCCATTCCGCATCACCACCATTCAGCTCCTCAGGCGATTCTGTAGCTCTCCCCATATCGCCACCGACAGCGGCTTCGCATTCCGTCCGTTGGAGCGATAATCCGAGACCGCTTCTGCAATCGTTTCGGATGCATCCTGAGTGGCGTATCTTGACACATCACTAATGGCGTTTGCCGCTTTCCTCGGATCTGCCTTCCAGCCGGGTACCGCCCGATCCATTGCACTTGCAACGACATCGTTTGCCACATCGCCGTTTCTCCATGCACCCAGCTGCTTGGTGAGATTCCTTGGATACTTCTTGTGAATCAGCGCAATCTCCATGGCATGTCCCATTTCATGGGTGATCACGTTTGAAACATCCGTTCCTTCCGGATGGTAACCGGTACTCAGGTCTCTTTCATATGCCTTTGTTGCTGTCTGCATATCCTTCATTACTGCCGGATTAACAAAAAGATTTCCTCTGAAATCAATTCCGGCATAGCCGTCACCATCTGGCAGATCTTTTCCTACGGTTTTCACGATTCCTTTCAGCTCTGGGACTTTTGTCATCATCTCCACGACACCTTTGAGAATCGTCTTGATGGAATCAACAGAATACTGTGTCATCGACCTGCTGACAGCGACACCGTAGTTATCCAGCATAAACTTTGCAATTTCAGAAAGCGAATTGGCATCATCAATGCCTGGAATTCTTCCACCGTCATTGACATCGGGCTCCGGTGTTTTGGTCACACCGCTGTCACGATTCTTAGCCATTCCATCACCCTTTTCCGCCGCCCTCACGCCATCTCAGCCGTGCTGCACCTGTATTCTCTTTCAGGATCTCCCTGATCTCCCGCTGGTAGTACCGGATGTGTGCGTACGCCGTCTTTTCCCCCATCGGAGTAATGCTGACTGCCGCACGCCGTTTCCACCGCCGGATCTCCGCCTCAAGCCGCCTCTGTTTCTGTGTCAGGCTGTACCCGGGAAGCGGCTTCTTTATGGGCCGTGGTCTGAACCTCGCCTCGTCTCCGAAGCCTTCCCGATATAACCGCAGGTGATGGGAGCATCTGGGATGGAAGCACCCAGCTGCTATCGCCTCATCAAGAGTCGGATAGCCTTTCGTGCTGCCGGTGATGGAGATGACCACACCGTTCCATGCCTGGCATATCGGACACCCGCCGTAATGCCCCTGAATCAGCACCAGATCGTAATTGTTCAGCTCAAGCGTATGCATGAACCCCTTGATGACCGCCGTTTCCAGTGCGGACACCGCTGTCGTTTCTGCATACGTGGCAATGTTCCAGTTTCTTCCGGACACATCCACGAATCCGGAAAAGCCCGTGTCTGCCAGATGTGCGAGTTCCTTCTCGATGGCATCCGTCAGTTTTGCTCCATCCGCAACTGCCTCAGATACCCGGCTGACAATGTCCTCGTAGGTGACTTTGTATTGCCGTTTTAAGCGATTGTCGGCATCATCCAGCCGTTTGGTCAGCTCATCCAGAACACCGCCCGATTTGGACGAATTTTCATCATCTGGAGGCATTGTGGCATCTTCCTGCACACTCAGGATCTCATCTACCGCCGCCTTTACGCTATCCTCGTACGCCGTACGGATAGTGCGCTCGGTGTAGGTGATCCGCAAATCCCGAAGCTCACTCAGGATCCCGTCAACCTCCCTCTCCACAGAAGATCCGGATGCGATCATGGAGGCGCGGTTCATCTTCCCCGCTGCCATCACGGCAAACCGCCTGGAGTAGTTCCGCATCATGGCGAACTCGGCTTTCTCGTACATCTGGAAGATGGACTTTGCCAGCCGGTCATGCTCCGTGATTTTTACCGACATTTTCGTGTCCTCATGAAAAAAACATAGCCGTTAATCGGTTATGCTTAATATTTTGATCATATTCCTTAGTTGGTTTGTAAAACCAGAACGATACGGGTGAGGATTTGCACCTCACATGACAGACCCGATCCCTAATATACCGTCTTAGTATTTTTCAACGGTACTGCTAACCAAATAGCTGTTCTCCTCTTAATCTGCCTCGCCCTTAATGTCTACCTATTCCATCACCATATGTTCTGAAGTTTTTTAGTTCCTACTTTACGGCAAGGATTGTCCGCTTTTTTCAGCCCCAACTTTCGGCATGGACTTTCCGCTTTTTCAAGTCCCGATTTTTGAAACGGGCTATCCACTTTTGCTTAGTTGCCAATCTGTTTCGATTGTTAAATTATGGCTACGGGGTAGGATTTCCCTACATACTGACATGGTTTTTCTGTCAGCGTCCTTGTCTCCCGGTCTTTGGGTGGGAGCAGTTAAACGACCCGTAAAAATCCGTTTGTTAACTAAACTTCAATCCAATCTTCTGCAAGCATATCAGCCTGAGATGCAAGCCAGCCAAGCTGAACCCCAGATGTGCCGTGGAACGCAATAGCTTTATTGCCCATTGCTTCATGGTTTACATTTACGATTTCGCCATTTGGACGTGTAAATGAAACATTGGTAGCAAGTTCAATATACTGGTCCTTGCCATTCCAACCTTTGCGCCTCATTTTATATCCGTCCTTTACGCGCATAATAGCGTAATCAAATCCATGCTCTGATTGCACTATAATCATCTCCTTGTTTACCATTTTTGCGCCGCAAAACGGACAGAAGCGATATATATCCGTTTCTCTGTCTGCAAACTTGTATGGTTCAACGTTTCCGCAGAGACTGCATTCGCGATCCACTGTTCCGATTGGCGGCGTGATCCACTTTGCGGTTAATCCGCTGTTGTCTTTATACATCGGATTCTCCCATTACCTTTCTATTGTGGCTCTTCCTGAGGCGGTTCGTTCTGCTCGGCGGCACCCATCAGGATGTCTGGTGACATCATCATCGCCTGCATGGCATCTGCTCTGATGCGCTCCGCTTCCTCATTCACCTGCTGCTCGGACCAGTCAGGATGTACCATGCGCAGCTTAACCAGCGTGGAGATAGCACCCGCCTGGGTCAGCATCAGGACGGTATCGGCCACCTGTGCCAGATCCGCACCCATGCTGTCCGCAAATGCCACATTGACCGTATCCTCTCCATCGCTCCCGGACTTCGGATACAGTGCGTGATCCAGTCTCACCAGCGTTGTCAGGATGTACTCAAGCGGATATTGCCAGTAGGTCAGCTTCTTGTTCTTCGTGACCGCCGACTTTCTCTCACGAATGTTCAGCGCCGTTCCGGATGCGGCCGCTCCTTCGATGGAGAAACCGAAGGTGTTCGGGCTGTATCCGGCAGTCTGGAGGATGTACCGCACCAGCTCCGTACAGGTTGCCTGGTGTTCTGCTGACCGGATGGCGAACTGACTTGGCGTGATGCCCGTACCGCCGCCGGTGTCAGTGTTTATGTCCAGTGCCACGTATGTCTCAACGTCTTCGTCAAACTCCCACATGCCCGTTGACTGAAGACCGGAATCCATTCCGGAAGGCCGCGCCCTCAGGTACTCAGCCGGAATAATCAGCCGCGCCTTTGCGAGGCGGATATCCCTCATCCATGAGGTAAAGGCCTCATCCAGCGCATCGAACATGTCCCGCAGCCCTTCAAAGTCGGATCTTCCCAGCATGGAGGTGCGGTAGATCCGGTTCGGACGGATGTTTGCGATATGCACCGCAAGGAGCTCCTCAATGGGAACCTTGATCTCCGGCGCATAGCCAAGCTCCTTCAGGTCCGAGTCAGGCAAAGGAGATCCCAGCTCCCGTGAGTCTCCCTTGTACAGCCGCATCGTGATTTTTCCCGGTTCGTAACATTCGTACGCCCGGACATACTCATCATTCTCGATATCCACTGATATGTCGGTGAAGAAATGCACAAACCGCAGTCTCCCGAAAAGGTACTCCGGCCACGTCTGATCCGGCTGCACGATGTCAATCAGCGGATAGTCCATCTGAGTGTTCCACCGCAGTTTGATATAAACATCTCCCAGTGCGGCACACGTTTCTGCCGCCTCGTTCAGTTTTCCGGCCATGTCGTTCTTCATCAGGAGATCTTCCAGCCGTTTCTGCTGCTCGCCGCCGGATTCCTCCGTCCCCTCATGGAAGATGGTATACGTCGGTTCCTGGGAGAACATCAGGTTTGAGCTTGTTGAGGCGATATCGGATGCCAGTGGCACATGAATCCGGCATTTGTTTTTCCGCTTCCAGAAGGCACCGTTCTCACTCGTGCTTTCCAGCTTGTCATGATCTCCCGAATACAGCGCCGCCTTGTCATCGTAGTACTGCTCTCTGTAGTACTTGATCTTTGACCACGCTGTTTCGGGAGACAGCTTTTCAACACCGTTCACCTATGTCACCTCACCTGCTTATATAAGAAAAGCACCATTCGTCATGATGCTATTTTATTCGATTTATTTGGGAAGCTTTCTAGTATCGTATCCTTCCATGTATTCATGCAGCACGATGTGATCGCCTTCGCGCGTAATTTTCATAAGGGATGTCTTCATGCCACGTCCAAAAACAGTTTCGCTTTCCACCGGGTTTTTTTTGCATGCAAACGCATTTGTTCCTTCCGGAACATAGATTCGTCTCTCAAACGTTTGATGCTGAAACACGTTTGCATGTTTGTTTGCGGATGTTGAGGTATAACTTTTGGAGTAAGAGGTTCTTCCTTTGAATCCTTCGCTTATCTCCCTCAGCTTGTCATCCTGCCCTGTGAAAGCGTATCTCACAATGTCATCAACCTGTTCTTCTGTAAATCCGAACACTGATTTTAGTGCATTATCAGTTGTATATCTTGTAAAGATAGCATTCCGTTTTGTTGTGTTCTGAGCGATTACCTTATCCATGGTTCTGATTGTGCGAATATCAATCTTGGTCCCATTCCGATCTGTCCTTGGGAACAACTCTTCAAGCGTTTTTCCATCATTCTTCGGATCGTAGAATTTCTCGTTAATTCGGAATGAGTTTCCGGTTTTTATGTAACCAGATGGATGCCCATCATCTGCCCAGCTTTTGTACAGAACCCGTTCTTCCGCATCCGTCACATCAAAGTCGCCTGCAAAATCGTCTACGAACTTTTGTGCATTCTCACTCCGCGAGTTTCCAGCATCCCATGTTTCCCACGCTTCCCGCCAACGATCAACATCCCTCTCTCTTGGAAGCCTCGCCCTACTTCCGCTTCTTCCTCTGCCCATTGCGTTGCATCCTTTCGGAAAATAAAGAAAGCACCATTAAAAAATGATGCTTTCTGTGTATTTGGTTGTGCTACTTTTTCTTTTTCGGCTGTGGGTTCTCTTTTTTGAACTTCTCCCACCATTCATCCTGTTTCTTTTTCAAGGACGCCGGCGTAGTATCAATCCATTGTCCAGGCTGATCCACAAATCTTTTTCTTGCGTTCTTCTGTGTATCCTTTGCCATTTCAAATTCCCTTCCTTTCTATTTTTGGTGATCTCTTCTCAGCATTTTGATTCTGCTTTCAAAGATGGTATGACACATGACAACATTCTCTCGCTTTTCCGGAAGAATGTACCGACCAAAATACAGAACTTTTGACGGTTTCAGTCTCTTTTCCATCTCATTATAGCCGTTTATAAACATTTCCACAACTTCTTTGCTGCGATTAATTCCGGTTGACGATACCGCAACAACAGAATGTATCGGTTCTCCATCAAAGCACCACCTGTAACTGTCCGGATAGACCCAGTTTATTACCGGAATGACCGTGATCCCATTATCCTGCCAAAATCGTGCGCACCAGTGCTTCCGATAGTTGTTATAGATATTCAGGGCTTTCGGATAATCCGTGAACATACTGAAATCCGGTGCAAGAACGTATTTGTATTTTCTCAGCATGTCCAGATACTGCAGCGGATTGTTCCATACCACCTGAAACTGGTAGTCATCCAGAAAGAAGTGAAGCCCGTACCCGGACGGATCCTGACTGCGATTCAGCTCTCGGATTCTCGTCCATGGGACATTCTCGATCTCTCCCCTGTACGGATGGATGATCGGAAAGTCGTACTCTCCGGCACCCGGAAAATGCCCCAGCTGGAAGTTCAGCGTGTTAATGGACTGCTTGTATGTCAATTTCGTATTCATTATATCGCATTATCTTATATCTGTCAATAAGTTTCCCACAAAGTATACATGTATACCGCATGCAATTTTTGACGGGAAAAATTTTGTGCCGTTGCGCGACCCGGGGTGGGGGGTCTCTGGAAAGGGGGTGGGGGGGGGTATACTCCAGTCTGTTTAAACCCTATCTATAGACCAAGAGTCTGTTAATATGGGATCATGGTCTTGCCGTAAAGGCGATTGATGTAATCGAAGACGAAGCCAAGTCCAAGGCCTTTGCTTGACGGCATCCAGAGCCAGGGAGGATTCCAGAGCCTGAAACCGTCCGGCGCGACCTTCGGCAGATTTTTATCATAGTCCGGGTTGTCAACCCACTCGCCGCCCTCAATGCAGTAACGGTAAAGCTTCGGGTGTGTTTCTTTCAGGCCGAGGAATCGTTTCTGCTTCTCCAGGTGCGCACCGAAACCACAAAAGACGCAGCCTGTCCGGTCTGCGCCTGTCGTTCTGTATTTGCACTGCTCGCAGTTCGGCAGCTGCTTACTCTCGATCTCCCCATATACCGGGGCTATCTCAATGCCCATCAGCTGGATGTATTGCAGAATGTCCTGTTCTGTCCAGAATGCCAGCGGCGTGCTGTGACCGTGTGGCGTATCGAATGCATTGCACCCATGCTGCATCCATGCGCGCTCACGCAACGCTCCCTCGATTGCCATTGTCCCGATGTATCCGTGTCTTCCCGTTTCTTTCTCATACTTCTTCATCGGGCGTTTCTTCATGTACATGCAGCATCTGTCGCTGATCTTAAATGGTGCTTCTTCTGCCAGGAGACGCCACTTCGTCTTGTCGAACATGGATCTTCCCATCTTGCCGTTCTTCAGCTGCACCATGACATTCTCGACCATATAGCGCCGGTGCTTCCCGTTCAGCCCATCCTTGCGTGCCGCCTTGATCGCCGCGGCAACCGTCTTGCTGACCAGCGGATATCCTTCCAGCTTGACCACGTCAACAAACGTCAGTTCAGGCCGGATCTCCGTTACGTTATCCTGTGCCAGGGCGAACTGTCGGATCTCCGGGAACTCCAGCCCCGTATTGGAAAACACTGCTGGTACTTCAGGGTACATCGTCCGCACCATATGCAGTAAAGCGGTGGAATCCTTCCCACCGCTGAAACTGACATAGACATGTCCGTCATACTCTTCGTACCATTCCCGTATGCGCTCGCGCGTAAGCTTAAGTTTCTCCTGTAAAGGAAGTGATTGCAGGTTGAACAGCTCCTGCTTTGTATACATAAACTCAGACATTACTTTCTTCTCCCTGCATTCAGCATCTTTGCACCGCACTTCTGACAATATGCATCCCTTGTGCATGTCGCACCAAAGTAAGCATGCGCCCCACAATGGCTGCACTTGTATGTCTCATCCGGGAACATCGTCCGCTCTGTCTGATCCATGTCAGGATCATTTATACTGAGCTTATGCCATTCTCCCCTGAATGAGATCTCCCCATCTGCTACCTCAATGGTATTGAGTATCTCGTGGAGATCCTCCACCGCATCCGGATACTGCATCAGGATAGAGGATGTTGTTATTGCCTGCTCCAGCTTATCCCTGCTTATCCAGGAGGTTTTCTGTCTGTTGATTTGCATCTTTTCTTTCTCCTGTAAATAAAGCAAAACAAAAACGGCCACATCGTGACCGCTTTCTGGATGTTTACTTTTTCGCTTTCGGCTTTTCCTTTTTCTCGCTCCCTGTCTTTGGGGGAACTGGGGTTACTGTTCCATCCGGGTTCTTCCTGAACGTTGTCCCTTTGGGGAGCAGTGTGCCGATTGCAGGTGCATCAAAGCCGCTCTTCTTCTTTTCCATCTTTTTTCTCTCTTTCTGTTATTAATCGAATTTTATCCTTCCGGTGTTTCCGTAATCATGCGGAGTCCTTCCGGTATAGGTTACCTCTGTAATGTATACGTTCCGGTTTGAATCATACGTGGTCTTTCCGACCTTCAGGAGAATGTCGCGATTCATCATAAACTCTCGCTGCCGATTCCCCCATGCGTTGATTCTTGTATCTCCTATCCACATTCCAGCACCTTTGCTCCCGGCCGGAATGTTGATTCTGATTTCATGCCGTTTGCTGCTGTCACCAATCGTCAGCCCCTGGGATGCCGCCGCGGTCGAAAGATTGCCCTTTGACAGAATCGTCTGTCCTTCAAGGCCCTGAAGATCTGACAGCGATGCATTGCGGTTCCCTTCCCCGAAGAAAATCTCTGCCGTTGTCAGTCTTACGACAGATAAACCTTTCGTAATGACAGACCTGTCAAGAACATCATCATACACTTGCGTATACTCCCGGAAAATGGGTCTCATGTTGTCCCATCCCTTGTACTGTTCGCCGTTCATGAAGTTTCCGCGAGCCCATCCCTGGAAAGTCTCTATTTCGTCATCTGACAGCTGACTGATTATTGCATCGACGTTTGAATTCTCATCAAACCATTTTTCCTGCTCGACTCCATCGCCTTTGTAAGTCGTACGAGTCTCCGCCTCATCCGGAAAAGAATCAAACTGTTCAGGCTCTTCATCTCGCAGCCTTCGTCTTGCAATTCCGGATCCGCTTCCTCTTCCTCCCATAGCTCACTCCTGTATTATATACCGCCGTTGACGTATTTGTCAATTACAATTATCTTATAATTTCAGCTTGTTAAATTCTTCCGGCTTTTTGCTTCTTCGGTTTTACTCGCCTTTTCTCCTCCAGATGGGGTATGCCGCATAGCGTACAGCGTCTATACTGTGATTGTCCGCATCTATATAACCGCTGACAAACTGTCCGTCACGGTTGCGCGGATACTCGTAGGATGTAAACTCCTTCGCTGAGAATTTGCACCTTTTTTCTATGACGATTTCACTCAGGGAAGCCAACCATTTCATCGTGTACTCGATGCTTCCCGGACCTTTCACTACAGGATGCATCCAGAAGGCACCGTAGTTTTTAAAGTCTCCGATAGACTTTGGTTCGGCGTTGTCCGCTGTCAGCGGCTCGTTTACATCCAGTTTTCCCTTTATCGCCTCGTAGGCTTCGGCGTTGCCTTTGAAATTCGCTCTGTACTCATCCAGAATATAGAGGATTCTCTTCCTGTGGTCGAATGCAATTCGCACCCACTGGAATGGATCCGGGAAATAGCCCCAGTCGATTCCCTGGTAGAAGTAGGAGAGTGTCTGAATTTCGGCTTGTGAGATCTCCCGTACGGTGACATTCTCGAAAACGTTCCCGCCGTTTCCTGTGACCTCGCCTAAATACTCGTTTCGGTAGGCCCGCTCATTTGAAAGCCTCAGGTTCTCCGCCTCAGTCAGGAAAACGCTTCCCAGCCATTCCGGCGGCACATCCTTATAGGTGGAGGATATGACAAGCCGTCCGGGAACATCCGCTAACGCTTCGTCATTCACCCAGCTCTGTGCGCTTTTGGGTGGGTTATAGCTGTATATCGTACAGGCTGTATCAGTTGAACGCAGCACGGACTGCTTGATGGTACGCACATCTTCCATGCTGCTGAATTCCGCAAGCTCTTCAAACCACAGATATTTGAAATACCCCCTGGTCAGCTTGATGGATTTGGACTTGCGCGGGTCATCCGCTCCCCGAAACATAATCTTTTGCCCGGTCGGTCTGAATGTGATCTCGAATGGAGATGTCCGCAGCTTGCAGATGCTGTTTATGCCCAACTGATCGATTGCCCACAGCATCTGCGCGTAAATAGAATCCTTGATGGTATTTGCCACCTGGCGATAAATAATAGCGTTTGCCAGGGGATCCTGCAGCATGCCCATCACGATCTCAATGGAAATCCTTGATGATTTGGTGGAGCCACGTCCGCCCTTCTCCCAGTACTCCATGTGCCTGAACTGCTGCACGTCTTCGTAGACATCCCAGAATTTCGGCGCAATCAGCTCATAGACATTAATCTGTTGCTGTTGCTGTTGCTGCTGCTTCATTCTGGTCATCCTTTGCTGTCTGTACGTCTTTCGGCATCTCAGGCCGTACATTTAAAATGACCGGCATTCCTTCGCCGGACTGTACAGATCTTGCTTTTTCCAGCTCCAAACGTTCCCGTTCGAGTTTGATCTTTTCTTTGCGTTCTTCTGCTATTGCACCGGCTCCAATGGTATCACGGATAAACTCAGCTGCTTTCACGTTGCCGCTTACTGCCTCCCTGAACATGGCTATCAGAATCGCCATCATCCGGTTCTGCTCATCCTTTGGTATCCCCATTTGCTCCATCATAGCAGACAGCTCTTCCTCGCCATTCGAGATCGGCATTTCCATCAGCGATTCCAGCGCCTTTTTCATGTCTCTTTTTTTGCGTCTGGTCTCCCCCGATTTGATGCCCCCATTCCGTCCCATGGTCCTCGCTTCGTCCACGCTTCGAGCCGGCTTGAGATTGTCCGGCTTGCCCTTCATTTTGTCCTCTTTCTTTATGCTATATTTGTGCGTGTATTTTATCTCTCGCAAACTCCGTTTTACGAGATTTTCGGATGCAAAAAAAGATCCGGTTTCTCGCCGGATCTGCTGACCGTATTATATCATACCATATTTTTTGCTGTGAAGGAAACAAACCGGCTACTTTTCGACTACTTTCCGAACACTTTCCTTTTTGAAAAACGTTCCCAGACGCATTTATTTGCGTTTCTCGCATTCTTCCTGCTTATGAAGGGATTCTGTCATGTCATTCCCTGCACATTCTTCACAGGCTTGATTTTGACCGAATATGAGCGTTTCTGTTTTCACTACTGCGGGTTCTTCCGGAATGCTGTTCCAGTCTTCATCTGTCAGCTGCTCTTCCAGCTTCCAGGCCTCCACCATCATTTCAATGGCCTCATCTTCCCGGCATCCGGCTCTGATCCGCTCCGACTGATGCTTTTTGAATTTCCGGAACGCCTTCATCCTTTCTGTCATGGTTTCTCCCTCCCATTATTCACGGTCTTCTTTCATACATCCCGCTTGTTGCAGTGCCTTTTCCCGACAGCATCAAAGATCGCTTCAAAGCAATCACTGCGGCTCCAAAAATCACTCATGTCATAATCACTTATGTTCAGCCCAAGCCGCTCGCATAAGGCCTCTGTGACCGGAATGATATCGTTCCCACTATATGCCGGCATGCTGTCCATGATTTTCAGGAGCTGTAAAACGGAAAGATTCTCATAATCAGTGTCTTTCATGCTTTTTCTCTCTCGTTCCAGGTGGTACAGGACAGAGGGCTTGCCGCCCTCATTCCCAGTCCTCCTTCAGGTCCTCAGATATCCTGATGTTTCTGTGGGCTTTTGTCGTAAATTCGCCCTTGGTATCGCTGATTGCTAAGACTTTGTGAAGTCCCTTCACACGGTAGGATATATCGTCAACGGTCCGTATGGTTCCGTGGTAGATGTATGTTTGAAATTCCTGACTATCGCAGATTCCGCGGCCATTATCCGGCTCTATATTGTATGTCTTATTTCCGGTCATCAGGTCCTCGGTTTCAATCAGGATGACCAGATCGCCAACGGAAATTGTCGGCAGAAAGCCATAATCGCAAAAGGTAAACTCTTTGTTCGGATCATACATCATTATTTTTCTCCTTTCATTTTCAGGAAAGAAGGCTTGCGCCTTCAATCCTCACAGTTCACGCCGTACTGCTACGTATTTGTATCCGTCTACCTTGTAATAATCAAAGTAGTTCAGTTTCTCGCTGTTCTGGATGCCGTAGAAGGATCTGCTGTCCAGCTCAACCAGAACGGCATCCTCAGGAACAGCTTTCAGCACATCAACGCTCACTTTCCGCCCATCAATATAGGCTTCCAGCTTCTCAACGCCGGTATCCGTTTCCCAGCTATGATATGCCTCGGTCAGCTTATCATAGCAGTCATCACAGTATTCGTAATCTGTGATATCCATGCCCAGGCGGTCGCAGCACTCGGTCATAACCGCCTCTACCTCATCCGGTGTCCAGTCCGGCAGATCCTCCAGCCACTGGAGCATCTCCTTAACTGAACATTGGCTGATCGCCTTCTCCTGTCCGTCAGCAATCGTCAAGCCATAGTTCGTGAAATCCCGCTTCATGTTTGTATCTCCTCTCGTTGTAACGTCGTTGTTTCTTGTTGGAAGAGGGATTGTCTCCCTCTTCTCAGTCCTCATCCGGTTTCAGGTCCTGGCCAACGGTCACCTTCCTGTACCAGCGCAGGTCCTTGTCCTGCATCTCATCGGAGATCCGGATGATCTTCCGGCATCCCAACGCATTCACGCTGATATCATCAGTGGTTCCCCGCCATCCATGATAGCAGCACCTGTCTGCGTTCAGGTTTCCGGGGATTCCGTGTCCCTGATCAGGAACAGCCTTGAACCACTCCTCACCGGTCATCAGGTTCTCATACTTTACGAGTACCACGGTATCTCCCTCTCTCAGGTACTCATAGTCCGCATACTGCTTAAAGGTTTTCTGTGTCTTCATGGTGATCTCCTTCTCCCCGTAGCCGGTGGGTCAGCGTGTCGGTTGGTTTCGTTCGTTCGATGGTGTTATTATATACCTCTTGACGTATTCTGTCAACCACAAAATTTGAAAAATTCGAAATTTTTTTCAGATTCCATCGTAGGCTGACAGATCCGCCTCTCAGGGATTCCGGACAGGAGCTGTTCGGAATTTCCGAGCAGCCCCGTCAGGAGACGAGTTCCTGAATCAGGCGGGCTTCGTCCTCCCTGGTCTCCGGAATGTAGTAGCTGTACCCGTCCGGCTGGTTGTTGAACCGTATCACGGACATGTACCACCACCCATCCGGGAGGGCAATCTGGATGACGATCCGGTTTCCCAGCTTGGGGGTTCCATTCGTCAGCAGATTCCGGATGTACCGGTGGATCTGGGGATACGTGAACTTCTCCCCATTGAAGAACCCTGCGACACTGAGGTCGTACAGGGAGCGAGTTGTTTCAGCAAGAGTCATGGCTGGTCTCCTTTCCCCCGTCATGCCGAATAGGTCAGCATCTTCCCGGACTTGCTGTCCGGTCAATCCTCGTACAGATCCCTTGTCACATCCACCAGCTGATATTCAGCTTTTTCTATCATGGAGCAAACGGTATCCGCTTCCTTAATTGTGTTTGCTGTCACTTGCTTTGTGTCCCAGAATCCGTGTGCCGTGGGCACATTGTATGTCACAATGATTCTCATTTTCTCCTCCACTGTGTGGGAATTCGCAATCTCACATGCTTTTCCTCAGTTCTTCTTCGAGTGCTTTCAGGGCAAGTTCTTTGTCATGCGCTCGTTCCGCCCATGCCATAGATTCATGATGATTTTTAGCCACCATCATTTTATTTACCATCATTTCGAGCTCCATCTTTGCCATGCTAATGCGCCTTTTAATATCAATATCATTCATTATTCGATCTCCATTCTCCCTGTCTAGCCGCTATGTCTGCTTTCGAATTACCTGCCTGTGAACGGATTCAGCAAGGATACATGGCATCTATTCTTGTCATTGGAAAAGTCCCACTTGAAACCGTCCTCTGTCTTTTGAACCTTGCAAGGGATGAATCCCATGTAACCGCCCTGCATACCGATCTGTTTACCTGATGCGTAAATTGCAAATGCTCCAGTTTTGCAATCCTGCTTCCACTCCGCTCCCCAATGTTCGCCATTCCTGAAAACTACTCCGCTCACCGTATAAAGCCGACAATCGGCATTTTCATGGAAGCAATACAGAATCTGCTGAACTTCCTGAACGTGAACTCTGACTGTTGCATGTATCCTGTACGGCATCATATACACAACATCGAATTCGATATACTCAGCAACAGTCATTTCTTTCTTTTTCAGATTTCTGTTGTAGACATCAACAGGAAACCACTCCATAGCCTTATAAACCTTCGGCAGTTCATCCCACTCTTCCGCAGTGGTTACCGGATAGTAACCACGTTTTCCTTCAATCTGTTTCTGCGGCAGCATTCCTTCGTACATCATTTTGTTCTCCTTCTCCTCGTAGCCAGATAGGTCAGCTCCGGTCTTACCGGATGAAGTAGGCCCGCGGGCTGTCCGCATAGCCTTCATCCAGCCAGGTTTCGAAGGCTTTCGGATTCCGCCGCTCCAGCTCATCCATGAGCCATCCGCGGACGGTGGGGACATCCTCGCCCCGCATGGCCTCCGTGACCTCAAAGTCACTGATCAGCTGAGAGAGGGAACGGGCTGCCAGAATGGCAGCAACTTTCTTAGGCATAGTGTGTACCTCCTGTATGTTGGTCGGTCGTGGTTGGTGATGTGGGGTTTCCTTCGCTGTATGGGCGTATTATAGCCCTTTTAACGTATTCTGTCAACCCCTATTTTTGAAAAAACCTGAATTTTTTTAAACCCCGTCAAGCCGATAGGTCAGCCGTCTGTCAGCGACAGTTTACGATGGGCTTCCCGCGCAGTTTCGCGGATTTCAGTTCCCATTCAGCAGCCGGAGAGAGGATGATCTCTCCGTACTTTTCATAGTGCTTACGCACCTGTTCCTCAGTGCCCAGTGCGATGTTTGCGCACCATACGCCATTGATCATAAAGTGTACATTGAACATTTCATTTTCCTCCTTATCGGTCGGTCGTTGTGGTTGGTTGCCGTTGGTTTATGAGCGTATTATATACCTATCAACGTATTCTGTCAATACAGAAAACGAAAAAATTCTCGTGATAATTATTTCTCGAATCTCATATTGTTTCACGTGAAACATTAAACCGTTCTCGCAATTCCGAAAACATGCAGCAAAAACGAAGACCTACATCATTCGAAGGTCTTCCGGGAGCGATCAGAACCCCGTCAGGAGATCATCCACGTCTTCCCCTTTCATGATTTCTTCGGACATCTCCCCGATGCCCATCCGGATTTCCGACCTGGAACAATCCCGCTGCAGGAATTTCTCCGCCTCACACAGGAGCTCCTCCACCTGGTTTTCATAGGCCTGGTGCGTCTTCTCCGCATCATACCCTTTCATCCTGTCCCCCAGGAGCCTGACATAGCCGTCATCCAGATAGGTCCCCGATTCTGTCCAGAAAGCACAGCCATCTCTGGCATCAATCAACCCCCTCGCTGCGCACCTGAAAATTCTGCTTTTCATTTCTTTCAGCGTTCCGTACTTCATCGCCTCTTCGGATCCCATTTTGACATCCCCTTTCTGCTGTTTGTCTACATGTATACAAATATACGCCCGGGAAGATCCACTGTCAATAGCGGATGCCTCCCAGGCGTTAACAACTTCACAGCCGGATGGATTCTCCCGTGATCAGGTTAACCACCGTTTCCCCCGGACCGAATGCCGCGCGCATCTCGCACAGCTCCTCTGCGCTGACAATGTGCGCTGTTCTCCTGTACTGTGCAAGAAACTCGTCCTGCTGGCGGTCTCTGGCTGCCGCTGTGGCCTCCGGACTGAATTTGAAGTCAGTATGCAGGAGAATCTCAACGCAGTTGCTTGGGAGATAGTTTCCGCTCTCCTTCCAGTACGCTCCCCCGTCATCGTCCAGAAGGATCTCCCCGTTATTTGCGCAGATCTGAAACTTTTCAATCTCCTCCAACGCCCGATTCTTGAAGTACTCTCCCCATTTTCCATTCAGTTCCTCTTCAAACCTCGACATTTTCCGCTCCTTTCTCCCCGTATCCCGATAGGTCAGGCTTTGACAGGCTGGTCAGTGATCCGTTCCCCAGCCGCTTTCAATGACTTTGCCGTTGCACATGATCCGCATTTGCAGTGGATCTCCCTTGACGGTCCATTTCCCGCGGAAACAGCATTCCTCCGGCGTTTCCCCGATGCCGTGCAGCCTGAAGATGTCCACCTCCAGCTCATCCGGATGACAGTCTGCCATATCCATCATCCGGAAGATTTCCGCACCCGTCATGATGGATGCGCTCTCATAATCTCCCTCGGCAGTCTGTACAAGGTACAGCTGCTGTCCGTTTTCATTCTTCATCAGATCTCCACCTTTCCAAGGATCTCGTCCACGAACCACAGGATGCCGTCCATTACCATTGAATCCCCGACATCCAGCCGTTTCGAACTGGTAACAATGTTTTTCCGCTCATCACTGCGGGATGCAGCCCTTGAGCTGCTCATGATGTATCTGTACATGGTCATTTTTTCTCTCCCTTTCCGGGAGGAACTGCATCCAGTGCAGCCCTCCCTGTCAAATTCAGTGCCGCCCGATCATTTTCCGGCTGTCCAGGAGCCTGTCACCCCTGTACCATTCGGCATACCTGACGGTTCCTGTCGGCAACTCGTATGAGCTGGAAACGACACTTTCAAACACCGTCCTGGCCAAAAGGCCATCTATTCTGAGGTTCCACTCCCTCAGAAGGTTGTGGTCCTCATCGAACATCCGCACGATGTGCGGAGACTTGACAGTTAACATATCCAAGTCCTCCTATTCAGTTTTCAGTCCCCCGTCACGGCGAGTCAGGAGCCGCACCTTTCGGTCAGCTTCCAGACTGCTCTATTGACAGGTCAGTGGGGTTATGCGGCGTTGCGTACCGCGTACTTGAGAAGGCCCACGGTCTTGCCGTCCGTGATTACCAGCTCATCCTTATCGGACAGCTGGAGCGCCTGCCCGAGGATGTTGTACTTGTGGATCTGGTGGACATCGTCTACCTCACCGCTCAGGATTGCGCATCCGAGGCTGCACACATACGCCTCGATCATGGCCCGCCGGAACGCGGTCATGTGGTAGGCGTAGGCCTTCTTGATGCCGTTCTTGTGCTCGAACCAAGCGAGCCGGAGAGCGGCGCTCATGGTCATCTCAGCGTTAGCGCGCCGGAGTTCCCAAGCGCGGGTCATGATTTCCTTCATTTTGTGTACCTCCTAATGTCGGTCGTGGTTGGTGGGTGTCGGGTTCGTGGTTGGTGTTTCCGTCAGCTGATGGTGGTATTATAACCCCATTAACGTATTATGTCAACCCCATTTTTTAAAAAATTCCAAAAAATTTTCAGGATTACGAGAATTGCTTGTGAAAGTGGCTGTTTAAGCCTGTCCAGCGGTCAAAAAAAAGAAAAACCCGTGCTATGCACGGGCTTCCGACCTCTAAAAACCAACCACGATTCAAGAAGGTACTATACAAGTATATCAGATAAAAGCTGTTTTTGCAAGCTGGAATTTTCATATCAGCTGTTTTTTGGAGCTGTCCACGGCTCCAGTGCAATCCGCTCTTTGGATTCGGCATTGATCATCTCGCGTCTCATCTTATCCTTTCGAATAAGACGCCTCAGATAGGCTGAAATGCCCTCTTCCTGCGCCTCCAGCCATTTCATCAGCTCTACATCGTCAACGTTCGCAAGATTGAAATTTATGCTCTAGATC